CCCCTGTTTGGATTTAATACTACATTCCAGTTACCAGCAGATTTTATTAAAATTATTGAGGTATATCCTGTTTCCAGGTTCAGGATACAAGCTGACACATTATTATCCAATGAAACTGAAATAAGTATATTATATGTTTACGAACCTACTGACGTAAATACTTTAGATGTTTTATTAGCAGAAGCTATTGCATTAAAATTATCAGTAGAAATAACAGAAACATTAACAGGAAAAGACGGATTAAAAGATCGCTTGTTTCAGAAATTTGTCATGGCATTGCAAGAAGCACGATCTGCTAATTCTAAAGATAAAACACCTGAACGTAGAGAAGAGTCTACATTCTGGAATGCTCGCAGAAGAGAAACCACACCAGTACATCGGACATTTAACTATCCCAAAACTGGTAATGCAGTAGATAATAACTTTACACCACCAGCTTCTTAATGCCGACATTTGAATTTCAGCAATCAAGGTTTACTGAAGGGGTATTAGCAAAAAGCCTTCAGGGGCGTTCTCCCGAAGAGTTTTACTCTTATGGCGTAGATGATTGTCAGAACATGATACCTTTAATAGAGGGGCCAATGGTGAAACGACCAGGCACAATTCATGTGGCAGAGTCTAAGACAAGCTCCTCGATACTAATTCCATTCTATAAAGGTGGCACAGAAGCCTATGTTTTAGAAATGGGTTATGACGAATCAGCTACCAATACTACTTTTGATTGTGATTTTACAAGTGGATCAACAACAGTTACAGCAACATCTGGTAATGTGGCTCTGTTGAGTATTGGTCAACATTTATGGCAAAGTAGTGGTACAGCAACAATCGCAACAACAACTGCTTATCCATCCAGCGATACAAGTGCAACTATTGTTTCTATAGATTCAGCTACTACATTTACAATTACGGAAACTGGTAATGCTGCCAGGACAGTAGCTTGTACATTCAGTAACAAACCTTACATAAGGATATTTTCTCAGGATAAACAGTTGGGATTCGGAGGAGACGTAGCCACTCCATATGTAATTAAGTCTCACAGATGGTTTAAAACTACACATGCTACGGATGCGACTCTTAATGTGGATGAGATTGCAAATTTATCGTGGACTCAAAGTGGAGACGTTCTATTTTTTACTTGTCCTACTAGAAAACCATTTCTATTATCAAGAACAATTGATTCGACTGCATCATTAGTACGTGCAGAAGATAATACAATATGGACAATGAGTGATTATGTCCAGGAAGATGGCCCTTATGAAAATACTAATGCAAATCCAGATAGAGCCTTTGTTGCATTAACTGCCCAAAATTCATCTCTTGAAGTTGATGATGAAGTAGCCTTTTGTCAATTTGATGTTGTTAATAATGTAATCGTACTTGCAAATCATGGTATGCAAGTTGGTCAGAAGATTAATCTCTACTGTGATACATTAGCAAGTAATACTCAGATTATAATAAAAGATGGTACAGTTGATCCTGGAGATAATGGTGATGCTTGTTTAGGGGGACATATTCCTTCTTATCATACTGGACAACCTGGAACATTAGTACAAAACAATTATTATTATGTAGTATATGCAACCTCAGTTTCATTCCAAATATCTGATTCAGCAAATGGGGCTGCATTTGATATAGGATATATAAATAAAGATATTGGAGATGCTTCGGCAAGCCCTGCTGTTGCTCCTACACCTGGTAATCAATTTACAGGGCAAGTTAAAGTTAACAGAAGAATTTATGAAAGAGAGGCTACAGTAACAATAGATTCGAGATTTAGATATGGTACAAATCCTGATACCTGGGCAACAACTGTATCTGCAGAGGAAATTTCTGTTAGTTGTACTACTCAGACTAGCACTACAGTTTTAGTGCCTGGATCAACAACTGGAATATTAGTGGGACAGGCAGTTAGAGGAGCAGGAATACCAACATCTCCAGTTCCAACTGTTGTGTCAATCTCGGCTAATACTTCTTTTGTTTTATCAGCAGCAGCAACTGCAAGTGCAACAGTACCATTAACTTTTGTAGGGAATGGATTAGGAGGTAAATACTTTACAGTAGATGATATTGGAAGACTAATTAGATTGAATCCTATTGCAGATACTACAACAAGAAGAGGTGGTATCAGATGGGCATGGGGTAATATAGTAAGTTTAGTGACTGAATCAAGAGTCACAGTAAAATTAACAACAGATTTATCTGTATATTCGGATGCTGTTAACGGATCAAACGAATGGAGATTAGGAGCATTCAATGGTTACTGGACATATACTAATGTAGCATCAAAAGGTGATGATGCATTTACTGGTAATGGATATCCCAATCTGTCACAGATATATCAACAGAGACTCTGCTTTGCTTCAACAGCATTAGAACCATCAACTGTCTGGTTATCTCGTTCAGGTAACTTCTATAACTTTGCGCCAACAGAGTTAGGAGTACAGGATTCTCCACTTGTACTTACTTCAGGAGTTACAACTGAAGTTGTTAGTTCATCAAATGGGTTATATTTTACAATAGATTCTGATACTTTGGATGAGATATTGTGGCTACAGGACTCAAAGCGATTAGCATTAGGTACTTCTGCTGGAGTTTATTTTCTTTATGGATCAGAAACAAATCTTACTGTTACTCCTCAAAGATTTACTATTAATCGAGAAACTTCGTATTCTGCAACAAATGTAGAACCAGTTGTAGTATCAAATGTAATTATATATCCTCAAAGAGGAGGAAGAGAGATACAGGAACTAGAATTCTCTGGATCAGAAGAACAATGGTTACAGACTCGTATATCAATGAAGGCATATGATATTATCTCAACGAGTTCAATAACTAAATTGGTTTGGCAGGAAAGACCTAATCCTATTATCTGGATGTTAATGGATAATGGGAAAGTTCTTTCATTAAGTTATGATCGACAAGTTAAATTTAAAGCATGGTCAGTACATACATTAGCTGGTACAGATGCAAAAATTACTGAAATAGCAATTATACCACGATCCGATTATGACCAGGTATGGTTCCAGGTTAATCGGACTATAAATGGAGCAACAAAGACATATATTGAACGATTAAATAGATTCCCTTCAGAGAATGTAATTACACGGAATGAATTAGTATTTCTTGATAGTGCAATTATACACAAAGGATCAGAAATTGTAGGAGGGACACCCACAGTAAATGGGCTTCAACAAATATCTGCTTTAGTAAATGGCGCATCTCAAACAGGAACTGCTCTTACTGTTGATGGGCTTACTGCAGTTCCAGCTATAGGGACAAAACTTACAATAGCAGGGGATACTACTGTATATGCAATAGCAGCTTCTCCAGCAAGTACAATTACTTCATTAAAATTAGATCAGGCATTATCAGCTGCACCCAGTAATAATTCAGTAATTTCTATCAAGTCACTTACTGTCCAAAATACTTTGGCGACAGCAACTGCTCCTGCAATTGGGTCAACATTTTATATAGGCTCAGATTCTACTTTATATACAACACTTACAGGAAGTACAGTTACATTATGGCATTTGGATCGAGCATTAGTAGTAACCGCAGCAGACGATGCAACTATTGATGTTCGTTTACATGTATTAACAATACCCCATTTGGAAGCTCAATCAGTAGGACTATGTACAAATGGGATGGAACATGCAAGTAAAACAGTAACAAGTAGTTCTGTTACAACTGCTAACCCATATGCTACTTCTGTTACACTTGATCATTCAATTGCAACTACTACAGTTTCAGGATTATTCTATGATGCATCAATGACCACACTAAGTCCACCAACTTTAGAAAATCAGTATAATTGGTTTAAAAGATTAAAAACATTAACAGCATTAATTCAAGATAGTTTGGGTATTAGAATAGAATATAATGATGTTACAGAAGAATTGTTGTTTCGTTCTACTCAACAAAATACAGGAGAACCAATACCTTTGTTTAGTGGATTCAGGAAGCAAACATTATCAGGTATAGGATGGGATACTCATAATGTTAAAATTAAAAGTATAAGTCCATTACCTATGCAAGTAAATGGATTATCAATTGAACTAGAAACAGGAGGACCATAATGTACGGAGCTATTGCTTTTGGATTATTATCTTTATATGCAGGTTGGCAGAGTGCGCAGTCAAAGAAAGCTGGATCATTAGGACAAGCCGATGAATATGAACAAGCAAAATTAGATACAAAACTGACTAGAAAGTTTAATGAAACTGAATATAATAAAAAAGTTTATCAAGACAAAATAATGACAATGCAGCAAGGTCTTGATAAAGCTGGAATGTTAGGATTACGAGGACTTAAGACTGTA